CACGGGGCAGCAGGGCGTGGGCATCGCACTGATCGGGAACACCGAGGTCTACACCAGGATGGTGGGCAAGCAGGAGGCGCGGTTCGCCCAGCTGTTCAGCCGGATCCGCATGAACCGCTATTACAGCACCCGAAAGGTCACCGAGCAGGATGTGGCGAAGCTGTTTCCCAAGCTGGCCGAGGAGGGCCGAAAGAAAGAGCTGACCTTCCTGCACGGCATCAGCCAGTCCAAGTGGGGCATCCGGGGCGCGGTGAATGTCTACAACAACGCGGTGAACAACGAGGACATCAGCTATGACGGGCTGTATGCCATGGCCCGCACCATGGGCATCGGCCTGGTATGAGGGGGGAGACGGGGATGAAAAAGGTCAATAAGCTGCTGCACCTGGTATTGGGCTTTTCCGCAGGGGTTCTCGCCGGGGCGTTTATCCGGCTGGGGTTTGAGATCATTGATGGCCGCCCGGCAGCCATCGGGGGCGAGGCGCTGATCCTGCCGCTGGTCATTCTTCTGGTGGGCTTCGGGTTCGCGCTTGGGAAAGAGGTCAAGGCGCAGGGACACTTCAGCAGGGTTTATGAAAAGGGGTACCGGAGGGGCTATCACAAGGGGCTGGAGGACGGGACGGTGGAGATCCACAGCCACATTGATGTGTACCACTTCCCGGAGGAATTTCAAGTCAGGAGTGAATGAACGCCTGGGGCTTCGGCCCCGGCCTTAATGCAGCTCCCCCATGGGGGAACGGTCACAAGCCCGTGGAAATGCAGAGTGAGGCATGACATTCAACATAGAGGGGTGGTGCAATGAGATACCCAAAGGGGCTGGTGAGGCGAGCGGATGAGATCCTCGCGGCCCGCCGCCAGACCGCCCAGGAGCGCCACAGGCGCATGATGGCGGCCCTGGATGAGCAGCACCCGGAGATCAGGGCCGTGGGACGGGAGCTGGCGCTGCTGTACGCACAGAGGGCGCGGCTGCAGCTCGACCCAGTCCAGGACACCGGCGAGGTTGAAGCAGCCATCCACGAGGCCCAGGCGCGCCGGGCGGCGGCGATAGCCGCAGCCGGTCTGACGGAGGCTGATCTGGAGCCAGCCTATACCTGCCCGCTCTGCGGAGACCGGGGCGTGAAGGAGGGCGGCCAGATGTGCGAGTGCCGCCAGGTCATCCTGAACCAGCTGGTGTACGAGCAGCTGTGCGATGTGTCCCCGGCGCGGGAATGCAGCTTTGCGAACTTCGAGCTGCGCTACTACGGCGGGCGGGATCGGGCGGCCATGGGGAAGGTGCTGGAGAGCAGCCAGCGGTATGTCCGGGAGTTTGGCGGCCAGAGCCAGAGCCTGCTGTTCACAGGCGCGCCGGGCCTGGGAAAGACCCACCTCTCCCTGGCCATCGCCGAAGGGGTGGCCAAGGCGGGGCACCTGGTCATGTATGTGTCCGCTCCGCACCTGATGGATCAGCTGGAGCTGGGGAAGTTCCAGAAGGACGATGCGGCGCTGGAGTTCCGGGAGGTCATCTTCGGGTGCGACCTGCTGGTGATCGATGACCTGGGCACCGAGCTGGTGACCCGGTACACACAGGCGGAGGTCTACGACCTGGTCAACCACCGGCTGAACACCGGGAAGCCCACCATCATCAACACCAACCTGGGCCTGCAGGAGATCGAGCGGACATACAGCAGCCGGGTGCATTCCCGCCTGGCGGGGATGTACGCGGTGGTGCAGTTCAGGGGCAGGGACATCCGGCTCCAGAAAAAACAGGAGGGCTGACGATGAAGGAAAAAAGCATTCTCGCACAGAACATCCGAACACTCCGCAAGAAAAGGGGCTGGACGCAGGAGCAGCTGGCGCAAGAAACAAGACTTCCATTGCGTTCAATCATCAATTACGAAAACGAGCGTCGAGACCCATGTGGGACTGCCTTGGTCGCTCTGGAGCAGGTGTTCGGGGTGAGCGGGGCGCAGCTGTACGGGCTGGAGCCGCTGCCCCATCCAGAGGCCACGGAGCCGCAGATCCAGACACACGAAACCTTGATCCCCCTCCTGCAGGATCCGACACGCTATATCATCGGCATGGATGGCGGCAGTAAAAGTGGCGATTTTCCCAGTTTTGCTATCCGCTGCTCGGAGTGCGGCCAGTTTATTTACCAAGGTACCATCGCTCCCGGAGCCGAGGCCACGGTGGAGATCCCGCAGAGCTGCCCGCGCTGCAGCGTGACGGGAGGG